AATACAAAACAATAAAAGACTACAAGAGGAAGATCATCACATGAGAGATGAGTTTCGTTTGTGTGCAAGAATACCTGTAATGGTTGCACAAGAATGGAAGATTAAATTTGGAATTGATATAAACAAAAAAGAAGATATGAAAGCTGTTAAGAAATTACTTAACAGTCCTGATTATAAATATTTAAAAACAACATCGAGGATAATATAATGCCTAATTATAAATTTAAAAAAGAACAAAAATTTAAAACAAAAGGGAATGAAGATAGTTATTTAGATACATTTGAAGCAGGAAATCTCAATGAAGACCCTTTTGCTCCAACTAAATTAGGTGGAACGACAAATGTAATAAAAAGATTGCTGGGTTTTGATTATAAAAAAAAGAAAAGGGATAAATAATGGCGATATCAACATATTCAGAATTAAAAACAGCAATAGCTAATTGGTTAGATAGAAGTGATTTAACTGATGTTATTCCTGATTTTATTGCTTTAGCTGAAACAAGGCATAAAAGAGATTTTAAGATCAGAAGAATGGAAACTAGAGTAACAGCTAACACTATAGCTGATACTGAGTATTATACTTTACCTGATGATTATATTGCTATGCGTAATATAAAACTTAACACAGATACAAAAACACCTTTAGAATTTTTAACACCTGAAATAATGGATAGATTACAAGCAGGTAGTAGCGTAGGTAAACCTAAAGCCTATTCAATTAAAGGCAATACTATACAGTTAAGACCAATACCTGATGGTGTTTATGAAATAGAAATAGCTTATTATAAAACATTTGCAGCTTTATCGGACTCTAATACAACTAATGATATGCTTACACATCACCCTGATGCTTATTTATATGGAGCATTGGTTGAAGCAGAACCTTATTTACAAAATGATAAAAGAATACAGGTTTGGCAAGGTTTTTACGACAGAGCCAAAGAAGATATTATAAAATCAAATGAGAGAGATAGACACTCAGGCACAGCACCTGTAACAAGAATTGACTATGGGTTATATTAATGACTACATGGACTATAGTTTCTAATACCTCAGAAGGATATTTTGAAACAGAAGATAACATATATGTACTTGCAACTGAAGATGGTGGTTTGTTACAACAAGAAGGATCTATAGTAATAGCTCCTGATGATTGGCAAGATGTACCAGCAGTAGCTACAACAACCTGGACTATACAATAAATGGCAACTAAAAAATTATCAGAATTAACAACGACAACAAGCCCTAACAGTGCTTCTATATTTGCAATAGCATATAGTGGTTCTAATTTTGGAGTTACTTTAGCTAATATAGCAGCTAATCTACCAGCAGTTACAGCAGCTAGTTTAACATCTTCAAGCACATTAACTACAACAGGTAACGCTACTATAGGTGGTGATTTAACCATAACAGGCGATGATCTGACTATGGGTACAAATACCAGTGGTGCGGCTTTAATAGCTGATGGAACTAATTTTAACCCTGTTGTTATATCAGGCGACATAGCTATAGCTGCCAATGGTGCTGCAACTATACAAGCAGATGCAGTAGAAGGCAGTATGTTAAATGATAATGTTATTTCAGGACAAACTGAAATTTCATCAGGTTTAGCAGATGCAGATGAATTATTATATTCAGATGCTGGAACTTTAAAGAAAGTTGGAATGGACACCATGAAAACTTATTTTTCTCCAGTAGCTGGTTCTAGTTCAATCGTTACAACAGGAACTATATCATCAGGAACTTGGGAAGCTACAGACATAGGAGTAGCTCATGGTGGAACAGGAGCTTCATCTTTAACAGCTAATGGCGTATTAATTGGTAATGGCACATCAGCAGTAACTGCTGTAGATATGTCTACTAAAGGTAAATTATTAGTTGGAGATGGTTCAGGAAACCCACAAGCTTTAGCGGTAGGAACTAATAATTATGTATTAACTGCTGATAGTGGTGAAGGAACAGGTATAAAATGGGCAGCAGCAACAGCAGCAACTCCTACTGATATTACAGTAGCAGATGAGAGTAGTGATACAAGTTGTTTCCCACTGTTTGTTACGGCAGCAACTGGGGATTTAGGTCCAAAGACAGCAGCAGGATTAACTTTTAACTCAAGCACAGATGTATTGTCAGGAACTTTTGCAGGTAATATAACTGGTAATGTTACAGGAAACACATCAGGAAGTTCAGGTTCTTGTACTGGTAACTCGGCTACAGCAACAACTTCTACAAACGTAACAGTCGCAGATGAATCTTCAGATACAACGTGCTTTCCATTATTTGTTACAGCAGCAACAGGCGATCTTCCACCTAAATCAGGAAGCAATCTTGCTTTTAACTCTAGTTCAGGAGTCTTAACAGCTACTGGCTTTGCAGGTGATATTACAGGAAACGTAACAGGAAATACTAGTGGAAGTGCAGGAAGCTGTACTGGAAACAGTGCTACAGCTACCACATCTACAAATGTTACAGTTGCAGATGAAAGCAGTGATACAACCTGTTTTCCTTTATTCGTAACTGCTGCTACAGGAGATTTAGCACCTAAGTCAGGTTCTAATTTAGCATTTAATTCAAGCAGTGGAATTTTAACTGCAACAGGATTTGCTGGGGATATTACAGGAAATGTTACAGGTAACACTTCAGGCACATCAGGCTCTACCACAGGAAATGCAGCAACAGCAACAATTTTAGCTACAGCAAGAGATATTGGTGGCGTTAGTTTTAACGGATCAGCAAGTATAAACTTACCAGGTGTCAATACAGCAGGTAATCAAAACACTTCAGGTACAGCAGCAGGATTATCAGCAACTCTCGCAACAAGTAGTGGTGGTACAGGATTAACAGGAGCAGTAGTTGGTAAACAAACAATATATATACCAGCAGCAGCTATGTACCCAAACACTACAGCAGGTTGTGCAGACTTAGCACAAGTAGAATTATCAAATGGCCCTGAAATAAAAGTTTTAGATTTTGATGCAAGTTCAGATGAACACGCACAGTTTACAGTATGTTTTCCTAAATTATGGAATGAGGGAACAGTTACTTTCCAACCATTTTGGACAGTAACAGGCACAAACACTGGCACAGTAGCTTGGGGATTGTCAGCAGTAGCTTTTGCAGATAATGGAGATATTAATACAGCTTTTGGAACTAATGTAGTTACAACAGCTAAAGCTCACAGTGGAACATCAAACGACTTAGATGTATCGGCAGAAAGTGGTGCAGTAACTATAGCTGGGAGTCCAAGTGTTGATGAAATGGTTTTCTTTCAAATTATGAGAGATGTATCAGCAGATGACCAATCAGGTGATGCAAGACTCTTAGGTGTTAAATTATTCTTTACAACAGATGCACTAACAGATGAATAGGAGATTAAATGTTTGGTTATAGAGTTTTAGGTTTTGGTGGATTTACTGGAGCTGCTAGTGAGGGTGATTGGTCGCCTACAATAACAGCAACTAATTTTACAGAAAAAACTCAAACTTATTCAATGGGATTTGATACTGATACATATAATAGTGGTTCATCATTTGGGAGCATAGATGATGCTACAATAAATGGAATGGTAGGTTCAGGTGGTGGTGGAGTTGTAAGTTTAATTAGATGTAATTGGTTAAATTGGGATGGCAACCCAAAAACTTTTGGAATTAAATTTTCAGAAGCAGGTGCAGCAGCATCAACACAACAAACTAATTGGTCATCTATAACTATAACAGATGCAGGTGGTACTTCTACTCAATTTAATCGTGCAGATGCTAGAACTTTTAATGCTGCACGATATATAAAATCAGGTGGAGGTAATGGTACTGGTGCACCAAATACTAAATGGAATAACCAATATGAATATAGTTGGTATGCTACTACTAATCCTTTTGGAACTACAAGCAATACCACTGTTACTTTAAGTATAGTTTTAACATAAGGCAACAATAAATGACAATGACAATACAAACAATATCAGAAGTAGATAATACAATATTTGAAAGTTTATATTCAGATAGTTTAGATGACATAGTTTCAGGAAGTTTAGATTTGCCTGATGATATGAGTGATGATGATAAAAAAACATTTGTAAAAAAAAGTTTAAACTCTAATGTTACAATGTTATGTAAAAAAGATAATACACCTATTGCCTATGGTGGTGGCTATGTTAATCCTGAATATGCTTATTATATAGATGGTGATTTTACAAAAGAAAAAATAACTCATAATAATGTATTTTGGTTTAATTCTGTAATTATGGCTAATGTTGATGGAAATAAAAGCTGGGTAAGAACAGCAGAGTTTTTTCAAGCAATAAAAGATTATGTTGTAAACGAACACTCGGTTAATGGAATTGTAATAGATGCAATGAAAGGAAAGTCTGTAGCTGTAGCATTTAAACAAGCACAAGCAGATGGAGTATGCCAAGGTACATATAGTGTTAATGGAAATAGAGCAACAGACTCACTTATATGGATTTATTAATTATTTTTAGGAGAAAAGCATGGGCTTAGAAACAGGAACATATATATCGGACTTAAATAGTTCAAACCCAGTAGCTGGTGATCCAGTTAATGAGGGTGATGACCATTTAAGACTTATAAAATCAACAGTCAAAGCAACTTTCCCTAGTGTTACTGGTGCAGTTACTTCAACACACACAGAATTAAATTTATTAGATGGGGTTACAGCTAATACTACTGAGCTTAATTATTTAGATATTACAACACTTGGTACAGCACAAGCATCTAAAGCTGTAACAGCAGATGCTAATGTAGATATTACAGGTGTAAGAAACTTAACTTGTAGTGGCACAATTACAATAGGATCAAATACAGCAACAACTATACAAGCTGTTTACCCTGTAGGTTCTATTTATATTAATGCAGCAGTATCTACTAATCCTGCAACATTACTTGGTTTTGGCACATGGGCAGCTTTTGGAGCTGGTCGAGTTATAGTAGGTTTAAACGCATCAGACAGTGATTTTGATACAGCACAAGAAACTGGTGGTGCTAAAACTCATACACTATCTGTATCTGAAATACCATCGCATACCCATACATCTTCATTAAGAGGTAATGGTGAAGATGAATTACAAAGCATACCATCAGCATCTGATAATACAGACCCTTCATTAACAATGACAACAAACGCTACAGGTGGAGGTGGAGCACACAATAACTTGCAACCATACATTGTTGCATATATGTGGAGAAGAACTGCATAATGGCAACCCTTCAAGTATTAAATCCGAAAGGAATGATTAAAGATACAAATGACACAGCATTACCTAATGAATTTTTTTCACATACACAAAATGCTAGGTTTGAAGATAACGCAGCTAAGAAAGTATTAGGTCAAGATCAAGTATTTGGTACACCTACAGTAGCTCCTTATTTTGCTTTAAATTGGACTACAGGTGCTAACAGTTATTGGTTTTATGCTGGATCAGCTAAAATATACAGATACAATGGTTCTAGTCATGAAGATTTTACAAGAGCATCAGGTGGAGATTACTCTACTAACTTAACTGCTTCAGGAAATTGGACAGGTGGAATATTTAACGGATTAGCTATCTTAAATAATGGAGTAGATGACCCACAATGTTTAGCTACTACAGGTGCTAGTGCATTTACAGATTTAACTAACTGGCCAGCAAGTACAACTTGCAAAGTAATAAGACCTTTTGGGAATTACTTAATAGCTTTAAACATGACTGAATCTTCTGTTAATTATCCTAACAAGGTTAGATGGGGAGATGCAGCAGAAAACCTTACACTACCTAGTTCTTGGACAGCAGCTAGTACAAACGATGCAGGTTCAGCTACAGTGGGCGATGCAGGTGAATTTATTGTAGATGGGTTTCCACTTAAACAATCTTTTATAATATATAAAGAAAACACCACATATATTATGACTTTTACAGGTGGTAATCTAGTATTTGATATTAAGAAACTATTTGATGACTCAGGTGTTTTGTCAAGAAACTGTGTAGCAGAATTTAATGGTAAACACTTTGTAGTAACCAATGGTGATCTTATTGTCCATAATGGTGTATCTAAAGAATCAGTAGCTTCTAATGTAATTAAAAGAACTTTATTTGAAGAAATAGATAGCACTAATTATGCAAACATATTTGTAACACATAATAAACAAAAAAATGAAATATGGGTATCTTACCCAACAGTAGGTTCTACTTATTGCAATAAAGCATTAATATGGAATTACAATACAAACTCGTTTAGTTTTAGAGATTTGCCTGATATTTTACATATAGCAACAGGTATAGTAAATCCTGGTGCATCAGCAGTTGTATGGTCAGGTCAATCACAAAGTTGGGAA